CCTATGAAACATAAGTGCAAGTGCAAGACCGATTATTGCACTTACAAGCATTTGTCCGAATGATGTGTATAACAATTTGTCAACAGAATATCGAACAAATTCAGTCATTCTAACAATGACGAATATTATATATTCAACTAGTATTAAACAATTGGTTGTTCAATTGCATCATCAGTACATTCAACCTGTGTAGCTTCAAGTTGATAACATTCATCAGATAACCCTTTATATGTAATTTTTTTTGCATTATATGGCGTGGGATATTTAATAACAAGTTTTGGTTTTGGCGAATCTAAATAAACATATATAATACCAAGAATAAATGCAAAGAAGAAAGCAAAAATATGAAATCGAAACATTTTATTCATCTTTATTCTATTTTCTGATAATATAAAAGATAAGGACATGTCGAATCTTCATTTGTATTGAAGATATTAATACCATTTGGTCTATTAATTAATTTATAATCTGCTGTATTTTCATCATCGTTATGGGGGTCAAAGTTATTGTCATCATATTTATACCATTTGGTATCATTGTCTTCCATAGAATAATATATATAATGTCCTCCTTCACGTGTTTCACCAATATGAGCAACTATACCTCTTAATCTATATTTATTATTTTCATAAACCCATGAATTAGGTATTTCGAGTTTGATAAATAACTTATTATTTAGGTCAAATATTTTCATTTGCATAATTAATATCAAAGGAGCATTAATAATTTTATCAATACGTGTATATGGAAATTTTTCTATTTTATCCAATTTTTTGTCGTTAGATATATCATAAGGCTTATCACAATCAATAAAATTATCTTTTGTAGATACTTTTTCTATAATACCTTTAAATCTCTTTGATAATTCATCCTTAATCTTGTATACTTTATTTGTGTCTGTTATTTCTATTGTAATTGATGATTCTGGTGTTTCTTTTGGTGATTTTTCTTCATCACATTTTAATTCATTTTTACCTTTCTTTATTGTCTTATGAAATGATATAGATGTTTGTATAATAACTTTAAATAATTCTTTAATATTTTCATCATTAATATATTCAATTAATTTAAAGATAAATTCAAATATATCATCTTGTATTAGTAAAACATCAAATTGGCTACCTTTATTATTCATGGATTTTATTAGTTCATCTATCAAAGTAGATGGGACAGTATTCTTTTGATATGCATTATATATATTAATATATGCTTTTGCAATTTCATTAGGCTTTGATATATTTAATATAGTTTTATTAAATTCATCAATATGTAATAGTAATTGTAAGGAACTATTAATATAACAAGATGCACCCATATTTTTAATACCACATCTTATAGGAGTTTTCAAAGGATTCTTTTTAGGTTTTTTAGTAGTGTCAGTGTGATTTTTAACAGGAGGTATTATATTGGATTCTTTGATTTCCATTAGTTTCTTTTCAGGAATTTTAGGATTTGATGGTCGAATAATATCAATATCTGCATTTTTATGCACTTGTTTCTGTCTTGGTTCTTTCGTAGAGATAATAGTATGTGTATAGATTTCAGGGATATCTTGAAATTTGAATTCCATATTCAACATTTTATATAATGAACCTTTTGCTTTGTCTGATTTCCATGAATTGAACAATTCATTTCTTTCCCTTACATACGTATCATACATTTCATTTTGAACGTTTCTCGGTGCATCATATTTTTCAGCATATGCTATTTTTTGCGATTCTTCTTTTTGTTCATTATCTCTTTTTTGTTTAGCATATTTATGAATTAATAGTTCTATTCTATTAATAGGATACTGGTTCTTATTATCAAGATGGTTAAATATATAGTCTGAAATCTCGTTCATATCTATTATACTTGTACACTTTTATCTGGTTGTTAAATCTTCAAACAACCCTTTATAATATGATTGTAAGTTTTCTGTACCTGATAATTGTTCTTCATAAATGGACCGAGGAATATATTTAATGATAGTCTTTGGTTTGGGACATGATGCTAAATTGCTATAATATCCTTGAATAATTAATACAGTTCCTATAAACAATAAGAAAATTGCTATGCTTTTCATCTGATATCTTATAATAAAAGAGATAAAAATAATATAGTGCGTAGCGTGCATACAATGTATTATAATATTTAGTTTACAATATCATTGGATTCATCAGTAGCAGAAGAATCTTCTTGTTTTCGTTCAGTCCAAGGGTCTACTTTAGACAAAGTATCAGCTAATTCAGAAACTTCGGTTGATGCTGTATCCTTATTTTTAGAGATATTGATTTGTTCTTGTTTGCGTTTCTCAAATAGTTCATCTTTGCTATCCATATTTTCCTTGTATTTTTTCATGAGAGTATTAAGTTGAGTCTCTGCATATTCTTGATTTTCTAAATCATTGGGATTAGGAGACCATGGACACCATACGCCAACTTCTCCGATAAAAATATCGAATTTATTATCAATCTTCTTAAGGAATTCAGAACGACCTTTTGCCTCATCCAAAGTATCAAAAACACCACGAACTTTAAGACCTCTGATAGTAGTTTGGAAGTTATTATCTCTATGATAATCAGCTTCGATTTCTGATGAATTGACGGATTTAAAGAACTTGTATTGTTCATTCATTTCATTTGGATTAGAAATATATGCATGATTAGTCGTAATAGTATCAATGAGATCCTTGGAATCTGGATATTTTGATTGGATACCATTAAATAAGGTTTGCATATCTTTACTGAACTGTTCTAGATATCTTGAGAAATAATAAGCTTCTTTATTCGCAATTACATCTTCGGGACTAATAAATGAAAGCAACACATAGTTTTGTCCCCTAATTTTCTTATCCTCGTCTAAATAATCTTGCTCCTTAACTGAAACCTCTGTATTTGTCATTGTTATTAATATAATTATTATATATACAAATTCTTATATACATTAAAATATAAAAAAATATTCTCATAAAATAGTATAATGGACTATTCACTTGATTTATGGGAGGCGCTTACGAGATTAATTAAATACGCTTTTGAAGGTTTAGCTGTAGCTATTGTTGCATATATCTTACCTCGTTCCAGATTACAGCCTAGCGAAATTTTATTTATAGCTTTAACTGCAGCCTGTGTTTTCTCTATTCTTGATTTACTTGCACCTGCTTATTCAGGAGGAGCAAGACAAGGTGTTGGGCTTGGAGCTGGATTCCAACTTGTTGGATTTCCTCGTGGATTTTAATCATTAAATTTGAAAACAGTATAAAAAATAATTAAAATTATTATTTTTATATTTTTATATAATTATCATAATGATGGTGATGATATGAATTCATAATTTAATTCTTGACATATTTTTTTCCATATTTGGTCTTGTATATATAGTTTTTCTCTGCTTTTCAATAAAGGAAAATATTTCAAATATTCATGTAGACCTAAAATTTGAAAAAACTTATATAGAACATAGCTATATGAAAGGAAATTCTTTCTATCTTTTGGACAATGTTTTAAGAACGGTCCTTGAATATCTCTGAACATATTACATAATTTCTCTTCTAATTCTGGTGAAAATTGAGGAGTAGGTATACCATTAATACGATTAATAATATAGTTAATATGTTCATAATATTTGTTAATTCGGAGACGTTTTAATATTTCTCTCATTTTACCATAAGTAATAGAACGTGTATCTAATATTTTTTCTTTTTTAATTTCATTTAGAATTTTCTCGAATATTTCATCAGGAATATCAGTGCTTTCTTTCCCTTGTACCTGGTTACACCATTCTCTGAAATGATTAATACGCTTATAACTGAAATGCGATGTATCTTTTGTATTTTGTTTTAAAATTGGTCTATTTTGTTCAACAAGTAATAGTTCTTGGTATCCGCAATTATCACATATAATAATGGCATCTTGTTGAAGACATATCATTTGCTTTTTACATTTAGGACATAGTTCCAAATCATCATAATTTATCTTTTTAATGTGTTGCTTATTTGTTATAAATAGATATTCATCTACAAGGGTACTTTTATCCGTAATAACATCTTCTGTACAGTATTGAGATGAAGGGTTTTCATGTGATTGAGATTTTATATTATTTAATGCATCTAAAATAGTTTTATTTGTAAATTTGTTTGGTGTATTGTTGGATTTATTATCAGGGATTGTCTTAGATTGCTTTTCTAGCATATCATAATAATTAAATAATATATTGCTTGTTTTTTTATAATATTCAATTTCATCATATTCATCAATATTTTTTATTTTATTATTAATACATATAATTTCTTCAGATAATTTTATATTTGAAGACCATAAAATATCATAATGTTCATTAATACCTATATGTTCTGAATTATAATATAAACATTCAATTCTATCTGTAATAATTCCTTGTATTTTTAATAAACTATCAAGTGTTTTTATTAATTGTTCTTTTTCTTCCATTTTTCCTGAAAATGTCTTAATCATTTTATTATGCATGACATCGAGTGTTGCATTATCTTTAGCATTATTTGGAACGTTCAATCGCTTTTTTGAAGTTTTTTCTTTAAACATTGCAACTGCATATATTCAAGTTGTATGTCTACATTCTTATATCATATATTTTTTTCTCCTATTATAGTATAAAGAATATAACATAAATGGGAGGGGGTTTGCTTCAATTGGTTGCATATGGTGCTCAAGATATGTATTTAACTGGTAATCCTCAGATTACTTTCTTCAAGGTGGTTTATCGTCGCCACACGAACTTCGCTATTGAAGCTATCCAACAGACTTTCAATGGAACTACCTCTTTTGGCAATAGTGTTAATGTAACTGTATCACGTAATGGTGATTTAATCCATCGTACATATCTTCAGGTTGACCTCCCTGCTTTAGATGATTATAGCTATACCGATGCTTCAACTGATAGATATGTCAATTATGTTGGATTGAAACTCGTCCAATCTGTATCTGTGGAAATTGGAGGTCAACAGATTGACAAGCATTATGCTGATTGGCTTTACATATGGAACGAACTTTCTCTTCCATTAGGTAAGAAGTATGGTTATGAAATGATGGTTGGTGCAGATGGTGATCTTACTAGCTCAAAGAGTTCTCTTACCAGTGATACTGCAAGTCTCAATAAGGATTTTACTACATTGTATGTTCCTCTTGAGTTCTGGTTCTGTCGTAATGTTGGCCTCGCTCTTCCTCTTATCTCATTGCAATATCATGAGGTCAGACTAAAGATTCAGTTTGAGGATATCGCCAAATGTATTGCTACTCGCGATAATTCAGCGCTTAGCAACGCTACTTTGAATACTCAATTTCCTAATAAGACATTTATTGCTACAGTATGGGTTGATTATATCTTCCTTGATACCGATGAACGTCGCAGATTCGCTCAACTCTCTCATGAATATCTTATTGAACAGCTTCAGTTTACTGGTTCTGAATCTATTGCTAATAATTCTGGTAATAGATACAGGCTAAATTTCAATCATCCTTGTAAGGAACTTGTATGGGTTGCTAAAAAAGATAGCAATACTACTCACGATTGGTATAACTACACTGCTACTACTAGTTATGAGACTGATTCACTTCTTGGTGCAAGCACTTCCAATCTCATTAATGCTATTTATCCCACTGGTACTAATCCATTAACCCGTTGCTTACTTCAACTTAACGGCAATGATAGGTTTGCAGAACGCGATGGTGGCTATTTTAACTATGTTCAGCCATTCCAGCATCATACAAATATACCTAAAAATAGAGGAATTAACGTTTACTCATTTGCTCTCAAGCCTGAGGAACATCAACCTTCTGGAACTCTTAACATGTCTCGCATTGATACCGCTGTACTTTCTATGGCATCTGATATTAGTGGCACTGTTAATGTATATGCGGTCAACTACAATGTCCTTCGTATTATGTCAGGTATGGGAGGTCTTGCATATTCCAACTAAATTCATCATTTATTCAATTTATTAATTTTTATATTGTTTTTTGCTTTTTACACACAGCACATGTAAAAATAATATAACTCAATTTTTTTCTCCTATTATAGTATAAAGAATATAACATAAATGGGAGGGGGTTTGCTTCAATTGGTCGCATATGGTGCTCAAGATATGTATTTAACTGGTAATCCCCAGATTACTTTCTTCAAGGCGGTA